CAGGTATATCTATAGGTATATCTATTGGTGGGTCTATTGGAGGTGTTCCACCACCGCCAGTTCCGCCACCAGTTCCGCCACCAGTTCCGCCTCCATCATCAGGAGGTGTTTCTACTGGTGGTACATATGGTTGATAAGGTTGATAAGGTATTGGTTGTTGTGTAAATCTTGCATATGGATTTAACATTTGTTGCATTTGAGGTACACCATAATAACCTTGATAACTAGGTGATTGCATAAATGGATTACCATATCCACCAAATTGTGGTGGTGGTGGAGGTGTAAGTTGAGGTCTAAAATTTCTTGATGGCATTGCTTGAATACCACGACTACGACCAAATAAACCACCAAAACCGCCTCTATCTACATTAGATGGCTGACCATAACCAGATTGAGTATTTTGAAAATTACCTAATGGATTATAACCTAATGATGTAGCACTTGGATTCATGCCTGTAAAGTAAGAATACTCAGGCATAAAACCTGGCATAAAACCTCTACCTATTGGTCTTGTTGTTCTTACTGGAGGGGTAATAAAAGAATTATAGTTATTATTACCAGTTCCGCCACCATATATATAATCTATAGGGTCATAAGAACCAAAAAATTCTCCTCCTCTTCTAAATCCAGTTCTACCACCTTCTTTCATTCCTGGTATTTGTTCAGGATACATTTCATACATTCTTCTTCTGCGTTCTTCATCATCTTCTGCCATTTGAGCCATTTGTCTTTCAAATTCTTCTTGTGACTCTATAACAGCAGTTGTTCCCATTCCAACTCCTGCTGGAACAAATGCACTAGGTTGCATTAATCCTGTAGCTAAATTACTTGCTCCTGAACCTAAACTAAATCCTCCTTCAGTTAATGCACCTGTAGTTGGGTCTATAGTTCCTGGTGCAGTAAATGCTGATTTTAAATTTTGAAACATTGTTGGTTGTACTGCACCTTCAACACCAGCAATAGGTGCAATATTATATGGTAAATTTGCTGCTGATTGAGCTGCTGCAGCTTGTTGACCTGCAGTTTGTGCAAGACTTTCTGAAACAGCTTGTGTTGCTGCATCACCTGTAAGTCCTGTAGCTGCTGATTGAGCTGCTTCACTTGCAGCTTGTGTTGCTTCTGCTGCTCCTGTTGCTGCTGCTCCTGCACCTTGTAATGCAGCACCAACACCATAACCTGTTAAACCAGCTAATAAACCTTTTTTAATATCGCCTGTAGCTGCAGTTTGTGCTAAACCAGCACCTAATGCACTTGCTCCTAAAGCACCCATACCACTAAATAATGTTGGTCCTAACATAGAACCTATTATTGGTGCTAAGAAAGGTAAAAATGCTTCTGGCTGTCCTGTATCAGGATTTATAGTAATAGGCATTTGTGATGCTAATCCTTTTACTTCTGAAGGATTTACATGAAGAAGCATAGAATCGCCAAAACGACCTTGTGCTGCTACATTTTTAGTTTGTTGTTTAATATCCATTTATCTATCTTCCTCTGTTGTTTCACATCCGAATAAATTAAAACTTAAATCTCCTGAACTTGCATATACTTTTACTACATCTGTTTGATTTAATGTAATACCTATTACATGAGCTTCAGTTGTATTTGCTGCTATTGCTTTATCATAAAATAAATACTCTTTATTACCTGTTGTTGCACCTGCTACTGATATGTTTATTCTATATGTTCTACCTGAACCAGAACGATTACATATAACTATAGAGCTAACTGTTGTCTGAGACATATTAGGAACTGTATACAAAACTGTTTCAGTTGTTGCTGAAGGTGCTAATTGACCTAAAACTTTTAAACTATCAGACACTTTTAGCTCCCATTAATAAGAATTGATGTCTTTTAATACTTTTACTTATAATAACATCTTGCATTTTTTGCAGTCTACTTATATCTATACTTAAATCTTGTATTGCTTGTTCTATAATTCTTCTTGTTACAGCTTCATCATTTAAATTATATTCTTGCTGTGCTAGTGGTAATGCTATTGATTTAGAATGTGCCATTATCTTTTTCCATCAGGTCTTATATCTAATCTAACATCACCAAGTCTCCAGCCATAATCATTTGATGTATTAGATACTCGTAGTGCAAATTGTCTACTTCTAGCCCTTGTGTTTGTAAATGTAGAACTAGGTGTAACTGATACTGTAGATAAAGTAGATAAATCCTGTAATGGATAATCTCTACCTTTAATAGTTATAGTTACATTATCTGTTGTGCTTTGTTGGTCTCTAAATTCTATATCAGGTATTATTGAATTTACTGCCATAAACTTTTCTCCATCTGGGTCTAAGTCAAAATCACTTGATTCTATATATGCTGTAAAATTACTACCATCATTACCATGACCTATTTCATGTTGATATAAATAGTTATTGTTTGAACTACTATTTTTACTTGCTGCTATAGGATTATTTAATATTAAAGCTTCATCCCATGCAGTTCTTACAAAGTCATCTGCTGTTGTGCCAATAGACCAAACATTTTCTAAATAGTTATACATTACATATTTATCTATTTCTAAACTATCTTTAGATGGATAGAACCACATAATTTCATTTGCATTATTATTTACTGCACCAAATACTTTAAATGATTGTCCTAAATTAATATCACTTAAAACATAATCTAATACAGTACATGGTAATCTTTGAGCACTACCTGAGTAACTATAAAATCCATGATTATCCATAAAATAAACTTGGTTATTAGCATTTACTGCTGCATTAGGAGATATAAGAGAAGGACCATTTGCAACTTCATTAAATGAAAATACAAAAGGTGCACCTACAAATCTCATAGAAACTATACCTGCATCTGTCCAAATAAGTATTTCTTGTCTTGTTCTTAAAGCACCTATTATTGTTGAACCCATTGATAGTTGTACTCCACCAGCTTGATTAGTAGCTGTTGGTGTCCAATTTCCCGCACTTTCTGTATCAGAAAATCTTACAAGTAAAGGGTCTATAGTCGATGAACCAATAGGATTACAACCAAAAGCTATAACATGCTTATCAACATCTGACATCATTACTTGGAATGTTGCTGTTGGTGCATCACTAGCACCTGCTAATGTACTAACATTTACTGCTCTTGTACCTACTCCAGCAGATTCATCCCAATAAAATATACCGCCTGCTCTTGGATTTAATAATGTATCATCTCCAAAATTATCTATAGACCATAATCTTAATTGATTGCCTAATGTTAGATTACTTGTTGAACCCCAAGCTCCTGTATTCCAAGTACCTGAACCCCAACCTGTAGATTGTACATAAACATCTAATCCAGAATTTAATTGATAAACTGCATCTGTTGCAGAACCACCATTACCTGAATCACTAGAATTTGCAGTAACAGTTGAACCTGAAGTATCTTTAGCAGTTATTTCATAAGTATTTGTACTTGTAACTAAATCAATTTGATATTCTTGATTTAATACATCAGCAGTAATTAAACCACCTAAAGTAACTGCAGAACTAAATGTAACAAAATCCCCTGTTACAGCTCCGTGACTACTGTCTGTAACTGTTACAGTAGAGCTGCCATTAGTAGCAGAAAAAGTAGCACTATTAGTTGTCGTTGCTCGTATGGGGGTAACATCATTATAAGAACTTCCTTCTAAAATATAAAACTTTTGATGTGTTCCTAAAGTAATATAATTAGAACCAAATGCAGTTTTATATGAATATATTTTTCTTGACGTACCTATAAAAGAATTATCAGTTTGTTTTTGCCAACCTCCTATTCTTTCAGGTCTGCCTTTTCTAAATCTTACTTTGTCTGCATCAAACCAACCACCTTCATTACTATAATTAGTGCCTTCTTTGTTTATTCCTGGTTTAAATACATATTTTCTTAATGGCATGCTTAAACCTCATGCCATTCTTTGCCTTCATATAGTAAGGCTTCTGCTTCTCTTCTTCTTATTAAACCTTCAAGAACTTTGCCATTTGCTTTATTCCATCGTTTCATTTGTGGTACAACTTCATTATATTCTTGATTATTTAATTTTTTTAACATAGTAGAAGAATTAAGATTACTTGCTCCCAAATTAAAAGTCCAAGAAACTAAAGCATCAAATTGACATTGAACCATAGACCTTGTAACAGCTTTATTTACAGCTTCTTCAAATACTTCTAAATCTTTCATTAATAATTCTTCAGCTTCTTCTTGAGTTAAAGTGTCGCCTTCTTTTACATCTTTAGTAGAACCATATCCAATAGTCCAAACTCCTGCTGCACACTTATAAGCTTCAAGCTTACATCCTTCAAATTTTTTAATTAGAGCTAACCCTTCTTGAGAAATATTCATTTTACTGCTCCTTTTTTTGTGTAGTAACTTTTCTATAATAAACGACAACTTCTTTAACTTCATTTATATACCTTTTTAATTCTTGCATGTTATATGCCATAAGCTCGTAATCAGAAATAGACATAGCAACAAATACAACTTGTCCCTGGTCTTTTTCTATTTGTTGTAAAAATTCATCTAAGTTTTTACTTGATACAACATACCAATGAGGGTCTTTTAAATCAATTTCTCTAGGCATAATAGGTTGAACTATAGTTCTCTCTATTGGCTTAGATATGACTTCTATTTGTTTACTCGGTATCAGACTGCAACTGCAAGCCATCATCAAGACTGTCAATGTTACGACTATCTTCTTCAATGCTATCAAATACATCTTTAGTTCCTTTATTAATACGAGGTTGTATAAGACCTGGTTTAGCTGCTGCTAGTTTTGTTAAATCATGTCTTTTAAATATATCAAGATATCTATTCATTTCTTTTTGTATTTCTTGATTGCGATTTTGTATTTCCAATAAGCTATTAGTTTGCAAAGTGAAATCATTTTGCAATGATTCTATTGCAGCTTTTTGTTCTTTATCTCTTAATTCAAAAGCTTGATTTAAAGCAGATAATTTATTGTTCTGATTCCAGAAAAAATAATTACTTACTAATAAAACTGTAATTACTCCAATTAATATCTTGCTCATCTTATTCCCATGTATATATTTGTAATGGTTTTTCTTTACCCTTTACTTCTATTGGTTTTAATAATTTTAACGCAAATCGAGACTTTTTGGCAGTTTCTTCACCTATTAAAGTTTGTACGCCTACAACTTTTGTACTAGACTCTAATCTTGCAGCAACATTACATGGGTCTCCAATAAGAGAAAATGCAAATCTGTCAGTAGCTCCAAAATTACCTGCAATACAAATACCGCTATTAACTCCAATACCTATTGCTATTTCAGGTATACCTTCTTCTTTAAATTTAATATTTAACTCGTCAATATTCTTTTCTATTTCTTTTGCTGCTTGTAATGCTAAATTATAGTGGTCATCTTGTGGAATTATTGTATTCCAATGAAACATACCAGCATCACCAATAAACTTATCAGTACAACCAAAATATTTATTAGCTGCTTTTACTTGTACATCTAATACATTATTCATTATGTATGTAACCATTTCAGGTTCTACTGTTTCTGATAAACTTGTAAATCCTCTAAGGTCTGTAAATATAATACTGCAATTAACTCTATTACCATTTACTTTACAAAGTTCTGGATTATCTTGTAATTTCTTAACCATTCTTGGGTCAAGATATTTACCAAATTGTTTTTTAATTTGTTGTCTTAATTTATATTGTTCTCTAAATCGTAAATAAAAACCTATAGAAGCTGTTATAAACTCTGATATTACAGTCCAACTTACATCAATTAGAATCCCACGCTGTATAAACCAATGTCCAAAAAATATTGTTGTAAAGAATAATAGACCAGTTAATGTTATTCCTGCCGTCATTCCAAAAATATTTACACATAACCAAATTGCAATTACTAATATCACTAAGATTAATAATTCAGCAGCTAAATGCCAATCTGGAATATAAGGGCTATCTTGTATTAGTATTGATTCTGCTAATGCAGCTTGTATTTTATGTGGTTCTAACAAACCAACTGGAGTTGCAATTTGTGGCATAACACCATTTGCAGTAACACCTACTATTACAAACTTTCCATTTACATCCATTTCTTGTAAATTAGTTTGTGGTGTATTTACCCAACTAATCCACTTACGACCAAGACTATCTGTTTTAACTGGTGGTATTCCTCTAATTGATATTTCTTCTATACCATTATCATTAGTTTTTATAATGTATGTTTTAACATTAAAAATAGATTTATATATTTGAGTACCAAAACTTGGAATCCAATTATTATCTGGTGTTTTAACTAAAAGAGGTATTCTTCTTACAAGTTGGTCTACTTCGGTGGGAGCAATGGCTAAACCCTGTAGTGTATTATTTGTAAGAGTGTTCAGGTTTTCCTTAACTCCCAAAGATACTATACCACCATTATCCTCACCTTTCACTACTGTTCCTGTAGGTTTTGGATAATTACCTTTACCATCTTCAAACATTGCAATAACAGAAGGTGCATAACCTAAAGACTTAGAAAATTCTTCATCGCCTCCCATTCTATCTGCTTGTGGAAAAGATATAACCCAACCAACACCTACTGCACCCTTACTTAATATTTCTAATTGTATTTCAGCTAATCTTTGTCTTGGCAAAGGATAACCTCCTTCACGCTCTACATCATCTTCAGTAATATTTAGTATGACAAAATTACCTGATGGTTCTGGTATAGATATAAAACTATCAAATACTTTTAGTTTTAATATTTCTGTTGGTGTGCTTTGAAATAACAAAGGTAGTGATAATATTATAATTATTGGTACTATTAATTTTTTCATTAATCACTCTGAGTAATAGTAATAGTGCTATCACTTCCCCCATTAATTTTTACAACATTTGATATACCATCTTGTATAAATATTACTGTATAAGCATTACTACCATCTAAATCTAATCTTACTGATTCATTAACATTTCTACGCAAACTTATAAAATTACCTGTTATTAAGGTAGTTATTTGTGTATCTGGGTCTTTGCCTAAAAGTGTGCCTGTTATTTGTGTACTTGTAGCTTGAGCTAATACATCTTCTTCTTCTGCAATAGCTAAAGCATCTAAAACATTTAATAAATCTTCAAGATAATTTACATCTAAATAATTTATATCAAGTTCTGTATATTCAAGATTATCTTCTGCAAAAAAATCTTCTGCTAAATAATCTATATCTAAATCATTAAAATCTAAAACACTATTTGTTTTTGTTGTTGTTCTTTCTTCTTCTACAAGTTCTTCTTCTTTAGGAGGTGTAACAATCAACATATTATCTATAATATCTAATGTTAAATCTAATATTACAGGTTTAGTTGGAGCAGACTCAAATACGCTTACTGTAGTCGCTTCATAAGGTTTATTAAGCAAAACAGTACCCATAGCTGTAACTACCTCTATTTCGCCACTAGAAAGCCCTAGAGCGTCTGGTAACAGTATTATAAGGCTACGACCTAATTCATCTACTGTAGCTGTAAAGTCTGTACCTCTTATTGCTATATTAGCTGTAGGTGTTTTAAGAGATATGTTTTGTTTATCTATACGATTTAAATTGCCTGTTATAAATCTAGCTGTTCCTAAACCAAAAGTAATAGCCATTTTAGATTTACTTGGGTCAGGGTCGTAAATATATTCATCAATTAATAATTGTGAATGTTCTGTTAATTTTACGATTGAATCATCTAAAAAAGTTATAGCCATTCTACCATTTGTAGTAATAGCTTCATCATTACTTTGTATTGCAAACTTTAAATCTGCTTTATAAGCTTTATCTCTTACAATTTGTGCTGAACCATTTAATTCAGATATATCTCCTATATCAGCAACTTGTGCTTGTACCTTGGTCGTTTTGAACGACACAAACAGTAGAAGAAGCAGTGCCAGAAACGGATATGATTTTAAGCCAGTCATTATCTTGGGTACTCAGTTGTTGAATGTTAAAGTTTCTAGAGCCTCCAGTATGGTCAAGATAAAAATATCCACCTGCTGAAGCTGTTACGCCTGTACCAGTATAATTAACTGTATTATCACTACCATCTATATCCATATAATTTGTAGCACCATCAATATTTATATTTGATGTAATTGTGTTATTTGAACCTTGAATAATCCAATCTAAGTTTAAATTAGTTGCTAATGCACTTGTTCCTTGATTTAAAGTGAATGTATTGCCACTACCAGTAACATCTACATTTTGGTCTGAACCATCTGAACTATAACTATCTGTTGGGTCTACTTGTATAGTAAAACTATTAGTTCCACCATCAAACTCATAAAATCCTGTAAAATTATCAGCAAATATATCACCTAAAAATTTGTTAGTTGCACCAATCATATTTATATCTAATGTCATAGTATTACCATCTAAATCAAAAGCAGTTAAATTTCCTGCAGTAGAGTTAAGACCTCCTATAATATTAGATATACCTAATTGCTCTAGGTCTATGTTTGCACCAGTACCTGACTGGTCTACATAAATTTCATTATCAGCCGCGTATATTGTCGATGCACTCAGCATCACAATCAGGCTCATTAATTTCAATTTCTTCAATTTCAATTTCTTTAATTTCTTCATATTTCCAAAAACTCCTGTCGTAACCGACATTTATTATTTCTAACACAGCACTTTCGATAGCTTTCATAAGTGCTAATGTTGTTGACTCATTCCTTGAATTACCTAATTCAATTTCAACAAGTTCTGTGCCCATTTCAATAAAACGAAATACATCTTCTGATTTACCATAACTAAATATAGTTTTTTCAGTCATTACTTCTATAAGTATCTCACCTGTAGCTACCGATACCATGCGTAAAGTTACTGTAACGCTATCTTCTCTATATTGAATACTAGAACCAATACCTAAGTATCTAGCTCCAGCACCCCCTGTAGAAAGATTGCTTTCATAGGCAATAACAGCACCTTCGATTAAAACTCCTGCAAATAATAATGGTTGTAATTGTTTTTTCTTTTCTTCATCGCTAGCAAATTGTTCTCTAGCTGACCTTATTAATTGTCTTTCTTTTGTTAAATTATCTAAACCTACTCTTTCAACAACTGTAAAAAAATCGCCATTGCCAGCGTGTTTTAAAGCTCTTATAAGTAAAGCATTTGGCTGTTGAGTTATAGCTGTAGAAAATAATGCAAACTCGCTATTACTTTTACGTTGACCTGTTTGGTCTGTAAAAGCTGCAGGGTATACAGCAACAACTGGTTTTATTTTTGGTTTTAATACGCTAGCAAGTTCTTTTGATTGTAATTCAGATATATTGACTACATTATTTGCTTGAAATCTTTGTTCGTAAGTATCTTCAAATTGGTCAAATATAGAACAGCTAGAACAAAAAAGTACCAATAGGTATCGTAATTTCAGTAACTGTTCCATCGGCTTCCGTTATTTTTAATGTTAATGTTACACCATCACTAGTATATTCAATGGTGTTGCCTTCCAAAGTTATAATTCCTGAATCTGAAGGAGTTTCTCCAAATAAATTATTTACTAATTGTCTTGATAATTCTGCATAGACTCTTGATTCTAAATTACGCAAAAATCTAGCAAGTGTGCTATTTTCTTTTTCTCTTTCTATCTCATCTTGTAAAGCTTTAATTTCTTCTTTAATTGTGAGCTTTCTAGTATATTGTTGATTTTCTATTGTTAGATAATGACTTGATGTACCTACACCACTAAAACTAGGTGACTTAAATTTATGTACTATTTGGTCAGCAGCCAAATTCATCCCTATAACAGTTAAAAACATTATTGCAAATATAAAAAATAACCATGCTGCTATTTTTGTTTTTACAATTTCTTCATCATGTATTTGTTGTTTAGTCTTTTCTTTGGTCATCTCTATCCGCCTTTGCTATTTTGCCACTATCTATTAATTGAGGTACTCCTAAAATAGTTTTAATTAAAGTGTCTTGACGTATTATTTCATTATCTAAACTACGAACTCTATCAATTAAAGCTACTAAAATACCATGTTGTGAATCAAGTTTTGTACCAAGTCTTTCTTCAATAGCTGCTATTTGAGATTCTACTTTTTCATCTACAGTATCAAGTTTTGCTTCCATACCATCAACAATACGAATAACTAGTTTATATATAAACCAACCTAATCCTATTGCTGCTGCTATAGGAAAACCAACTTCTTGAATTACTGTAACTGCAGAATCCATTATGTAACTGGTGTAAATTTACCAAGTTCTATTAACTTGTCTCTATTTACTAAATGTTCTGCTTCTACATCATCTTTAGATTGACCAAAATAAGAAACAGCTAAATGGTTTTCTACCATTTTTTCATTAATATTTATTCCATCAACAATAACATTTCCTAAAACCCTTCCGTATTTACCTCTAGAATCTTTTAATTTAGTTTGTATAACTACTTGATTTCCATTATCTACAGCATCTTTTAAGAAAGTCCCAGCCATTTTTCCTCTAACTTTCTCATCTTTGTTACGAGTGCGTGACTCGGGAGTATCAATACCATATAAACGAACACGAGACTTAAACATAATGTCAAAACCAAGGTCCAAAACGACATCAATAGTATCACCATCAACCACTCTATCAACTGTGCAACTGTATTCATACATTATCTTTTTTTTCCTTTATGCAATCCATGTCTTGCATGTTGTTTACCTTTTCTTGTTGCTTCACGTTTTTTCTTATTAGCTCTAGCAAGTTTACTTCTACCTTTAGGAGTAGATTTTAATTTTTGTATTTGTGCTTTAGGTGCATATACTTCACCTGTTTCAGAAGATTTTTTACCACTAGGGGTAGTCCATTTTTGTTTAGTCCATTTTTTTAAACTTCTTTGCGATTTTTTAAGAGGCATTATTTACCTACTTTTTTTAAAGCCTTTTTATGAGCATCACCAAACTTAGTTCCTGTTTTCATAGACTTAACCATTTCATCCATATGTTTTTTCGTATGATGTTTGCTATGTTTTTTTAAAGTTTCTTTTTGTCGTCTATTAAGTTTCATCTGTTTCAAAACCCTCACTATATAAATTATTAAATGTTGTTAATGGGTCAAGATAACTTTCGTGACCTTCTGCTGAATGTATATGTTGTGATGGAGCAAAGTCTGGTGGACCTTCTCCTGTTACCCATAAAGCAGGACTAGTAGCTCTTACTCTATTATTAGGTAAAGCAACTAAATTTCCTTTCCATTCACAATCTTCTGTAATATATATAACATGAGATTGTTTATGTTGAGCAGGACAATCAGCTATAGAGTT